CATTAATTGAAGTATGTGCATGCCGTTTTTGCTGGTAACGATGCCGCTTATTTCGCGTTCAGTTTTCTCGTCGTCTTTTATTTTTGCAAGTGCAGGCATGCTTTTTAAAATGGCTTTGTAATCTTTCACCGGCCATTTTGCATGTTCAAACTTGCCGATTGCTTTAAACCAACGTAAAATTAAATGCGGATCTTCTTCCAGCTTGCTTAAGGTGATTGGGTTCATTCGTACTGTACTATTACGTATGTCTGTTATACCGTCGATGTAATCGTATAACACACCGTCTTGATCTATACTCATACTGTTGATAGACAAGTCGCGATGTTGTGCATCTTGCTCCCAATCTTGGCCACGTATGATTCGCATTTTGCCGTCTTTGAGTTCTAACTTGTATGCAATGCTGGTTACATCTACCACTTCTTCTGGGAATACAGCTTTGACAGTGCCGTGATTGATGCCCCAGTCGTCGTGATCAATATTTTCCAAATTGAAAATATAAATTAATTCAGCAGGGTCTGCATCTGTTGCAAAGTCTATATCTCTGGGTGTAACACCCATAATAAAATCTCGTACCGCACCGCCAACTACTCTAACGTCAAAACCATACTTACGCAGCACATCTGCTACTTTTCGAACATCTGGAGTGAATACCTGTTCGAAACTGGATTGGTCAATGTTGAGTTTGTTTAATTTTTCGTTTAGCATGACATATTTATAGTGCTAAGCGCCAATACGCAGGACGGTATGCTGGCAGTATATATTCGCTCCATTGCACGCCATCCCATATTAATAACTTTCCTGTAAATAGGTTTGTCAAGTAGTTGACTTTGCCGTGATATGTTGCTGCATTAAATGTCACAGACCATGTTGTACCGTTAAATTCTACAATATCGTCTGCTTCTGCGATTAGATCTCCCCATGCCACACTGGTTATTGCAGGTTTTTCTGTTAACAGATAACGCTGTCCTAATTCGGCACCTGGCAATCCTACGTTTGGTCCTTTTTCAAGAGGATTAACAATTGCATTTATAGCAGGTATTGTTGTCGCAGGTAAGCTTTGTTGATCCACTCGCCATAGCAATAGATTTTGATTTGTTGGATGTTGATCTAACCAGCCAGTGGCTTGATATGTATTGATATCCAATGTTATGCTAACACGCAATTGACTGGCATTAACACCTACTTTGGAATATGTTTGTAAATTACCGTAGGTTAACAACAATCTCCACCATGCAAAGTTACCACCTGGATAAGTTGTTGGTAATAATCCCAATTGCTCTAATGGTGCACCCACTGCATTTGAAAATATGTTGTCTTTGCCAGTGTTGTTGATAAACATTATTTGGTTGAGATTTTGTATTTGTATATTGTAGCTGGTTCCTACCATTTTCATTGCAGATTGTTCTACAAATGATACTATATTGGTAGTGTTTACCTGTAGTGTTATACCATTGAATATAAAACTGGTGCCTGGCTGCAATACGGGATTAGCAACTGAAAATGTCACTGTTGCTTGATTACTATAATCAATAGGGTTGCCTGCACGACTAGTCAAACTAAGTGCATATGTGTTGTCGCCTTGCCATGTTAATTCTATACTGTAATCTCCGGGCGACCATGTTTTACGATTAAGAAACTCTGCGTCTGTCCATTCTACTACAGCAGGGTCTTTGGGATCTGCTGCTATCATCGATGTAATGATATTTTCAATTATCTGTTGCTTTTTAACTTTGGCAGGCGGGTTAATCCAAATGGGAAAGTTAAATGTCATAGTCAATACATCTATTGGATTTTCTGTGCCAATGGGTATACTGCGACTACTCCATGCGATGTTGTCTTGCAGCTCTATATAGCTAAGCACAGTCCAGTCCAACGGATTGTTGCTTGTTTGTATTTCAATTGCAGGATTATAAAGCACCATTATTTGCTCTATAATTTGCTCCTTGACACTTTCGTTATTTGACCACAAATCAACTGCCATTGACATAACATATGGTACTGGCATATATCGTTCTATGGTATAGCGGTTACCAGGTGTATTATCATACTGCTGATTGTTATCGTCGTAACTGCGCTCATCTACCTGTATACGTTCTGTAAATTGTGGCGCTTGTCTACGATTAGCACTCATATTCATACCGCTAATGTGACATGTTAAAAATGGAACAGTTAACAGTTTGTTTTCACTGTTACCACGTACTACCATTTCTGCAATTCTTGTGGGATCGCCGTACCTGCACGGAACTCGTACCAATGCATCAGTGCCGTCTGCATTTTTACCAGTTTTGTAATAGAAATTGCTGAATGCTCGTATGAACTGCAATCTGTAATTACGTAACTGTTCTGTGTACCAATATTCCATGCCTAATCCTCTGACTGATATTTATGGTAATAAATATGCTTATACATGTGGAGAATTGCACTGACTGCTAAACTCATACTGTTAGACGACATCTATGACATGCATCGTAGGAAACAAGAAGAGTTGGCATTTTATAATGCCGAACTGGAAAAGCTAATGTTAAAGCTTGACATAGTCCGGCATGATATCAATGTTACCAACAAGATAATTGAAATTATAGAACAAGAGCGAGTCATGGATATCGCAGAACTTGTTAAGAAAAAATCAACCTAATACTTTTCTAGCAGCATTATAGTGTATAGTTCGGTCTTCTAATCCGTTGGTACCGCCATTGACACGTTTTGTGCAGCCTACAATATCTCCAGCATCTGCAAACTTGTTAAGTCCGTTGTGACTCCAAAACCATGCTGCTGACCTGCTAGCACCTTCTGCTGTTTCCAAGTAGTCTGGAGTTTTATGCAGGTCTACATTCAGTGCTTTACCACATGCAGTGTAGTTGTCATTACCAGTTAGCTGTATAAGCCCGCGACCGCGGTATCTGTATCCATCACCTGATGCTTCGTTGCCATTGCCCATTCTGCTGCTATAAACATGATTGGCAATCAATTCTGGTTTTTTAGCATGCGCCATTGCTTCTGCAAGTGTCTTGTAATATTTTGGAAATATTTTCAACAGGGTTTCTGCACGATAATTCAAATTTTCTTCTACAGTTGAAAAGTTGCCGCTTTCGTGACCACACTGTGCAAGAAACATTGCCTGTCGTAATGGTGTATCTATACCAAATTCTTTCATTGCTGCATTAAGTGGTTCGCATATTTCATTAAGGTCTGATTTGTCTGCATCATGAAATATGCTAGCTAATTGTTCTTTAGTAACCATGTGTCGTCTCCGTTAAATGATGTCTGGGTCAAGTTTAGCCTTAACCACTGTGCGTATGTTTTGACGTTCAGGTACTACTGATCCATCTTCCAATGTAGTTTCTGTACCTGCGTTATTTATAAAGCTGGTCAGTACAGTATTTGCTGGAGCCCAACTGGTTCTGTAATTTATCTCATGCAGTCTCCATGCATATTTGTCGTCTGATCTTGGTATATTATTAGTTGGTAAACTTTCATTTGGCAATTTAATACGCTCATATAGTTGCGGCGGGTTATAGTCTATTCTCAATATCCAATCACCTGCCGGTGCACCCGCTGGGAATGATGTACCTGTTGCTACAGGTTTACTTTGATTAGGTGGTATACCGTCGCCTGCCCATATAGTAACAGGTTTTTGTAAATCTCCTGCCAGTACATAGAATTGCTGACCCTGCAAGTTCTTGAACGGCACTTCTTGTATAGCTTGTGCAAGAATTTGATCGTTGATTTGTATTTCTCTGTTATAAGTGCTGAGTATATCTGCAAGTGTAAGTTCTCCGGTTCCATTTGGATTTGGAATAGGATCTCCGTTGATGTCGGTTGCTGGCTTTTGCAAGATGTCTCTGAATTCCTGGCTGTCTGTCATTGGGTCACATTTAACACGCCACATATGAGGCCACCAAGTTGGGCTATATCCTTCGGCAGGGCGCGATCCTTCTTGTACAACATAATACTTTGTTAAACTAAAATCACCCAATGCCAAGTCATCTATGCGGTGAGGTATTTCAATAACATCGCCGCTCATTAATGTGCGTCCCATACTGTTAACCATATCGTTGAGATGGAATGTTATAAAAATAGTGCTGTTGCTTAGGAACAAACCAAACTGTCGCAAATCAAACTCTGTATCGCTAAGCTGATAATGCCCTTTTAAACTGAACACATCGTCTGCATATTTTCTGTCTCTGATTTCCATGTTGAGAGTATCTTGTATCTCTAACACGTTGCTTTCATCATTATTGACTGCATTTAACGCAGTATTGGGTTGTGTAAAATCACCTGTGTTGCCCTGCGGCATAGGACCCAGATACTTGTGTACATAAAATTCTGTGCCGCCAATGCGATAGCGTTCGCCTATTAGACGATCTAACAGTTTGTAATCATTGGTGCGAACTGACGCACCTTTCCATAACACCAACGGCGGCATTTACAATTCTCCTACAATATTTTATTTATAGGTATTGTTTTATGAATACATTTATCGAAATGGTACCTCTTCATACCAGGTATTGATCCTATTTTATCACAATGCGGGCATTGTATTTTTATTTGATTCTGATGAGTGCCAGACTCGAACCTATTTTTATTATTTTGTTTAGCAATATCACTCCCGCCATTTTGCTTTAACATATGATATGACCCATTTTTAATTTTATCGTGAATATGACTATGTTCACTTAACAAATTGTGTGTACCTTCTGCTACTCGTTTTCTGCTAGCTTTACGTTGAATATCACCACTTAATAAATGATGAGTTTTATTTTTAACTTTTTCGTTTTGCTGAATACTAGCTAGTTTTGATAATTCTTTGTGTGATAATTGCAATCTACTTGCTATTCGTAATGCAGCGGCATAATCACCTTGCGCATAATGAATATTGTAATGTTCATTAATAGTAACAGCTTTTAAATTATCTAGATTGTTGTTTGTATGGTTATTGTCGATGTGATGAATATCATAAGTTCTTCCCATACTATCAACGGGTATCGATCCGTAATGATTAATGTAAATTTTACGATATTTGTTGGTCCCGCAGTAAATACACATAGCTGATTGCTCCCAAAAGCGTTAGAGTAGTTGGGGTTACAGCCCGCGAACTACGCATATATTTATAGGGCATCAGCTGAGTTCTTATGTATTGAATTCAAACGATAAAATTTTACAATATACCAATAATTGCATTGACATAGCGTTGTATGATGTTAAACTGTAATTATGACAACACAATTGAACATCGCAGAGACATCTAGGTTCGTTAAATCTAAAGGACCGGATTATTCCCATGTTACACCTGAACATGCGAATTATCAAAGAGAATGGCTTAACTGTATGGATGATGCCAGACTTGAAGTAGACTATGGCAGTTTGAAAGACAGTTTCGTCAACTGGGCAATGATCAACCGTCCAGATGACGAACTTATACATTGGCGATCGCTAGATCCCTGGCAATATGCAACTATTGGTAAAATGACATGGTGTATAGATCACGGTGCTGTTATGCCAGAGAATTATATACCATGGTTTGAAAATAAAATCACAGAGTTATTGAGCATTGAAACTGTTATAGATGACAGTGAATTTGAACCAAAGCTGTCAATGATGCAAAAGCGTATAGTAGAATATACAGGTCTATACAGCAGTATGGAAGCAATATGGTGGAAGTTTAGAGATAATCACGAAGAGATTGAAACTAGAATTACCAAACTACTAAAAATTGCTGAACCAAATCAGCAAATGTTGAAACGTTTGTATGACCATTTCAAAGACAGCTTCGCAGATGCCATGCGGGATAAAGCAAATGAGTTTTCTGCTGCTAAGATAGAACCACTTATTGTTGTGGTTAACTTGTTGGCTACCAGTACTGGCAATGCCAAGGCTATTAGAGACAGCAGAGGCGCAACAACAAAAAGTGTCAAGCAAGCATCAAAAGTCAAATTGAAAACTGTTGACATGGACACAGGTGTGGCAAGTCTAAGCCCTGCTATGATACCTGGATCTAAACTAGCAGTTATATATAATACCAAAGATCGCAAAGTCATGGTATACTATGCAAATGCGGACAGTGTATTAGGTATCAAGAATACCAAAATTACAGATTACGATGAAACTCGTAGTTT